GCCTACGCCGTCAACAACGCCTACATCCACTCCGAAGGCTGATGAAAACCTACCGCATCACCAACCTGCTCGGCGGCATCGACGCCTCGACCTGCCCGCCCGCGATCGTCTCCGCCCTCTGGCCCTCCTTCGACGGCTCCTGGCCCGTGACCCTCTCGCCCTCCGAGTGCCTCGTCACCGTCCCCGACTCGGCCCCCGCCCCCGCCGACCTCGGGCCGCTGGTCAAGGTCGAGCTCGTCACCGCCTAACCAAAATACGGCCCACCTTAAAACGGTCTGCACCGATTCAAAACATCCTTTAAATCAGCCAGCCCTAGACTTCAGATTAGCCAGCCGCGATAAACTTGACTAATTTCCACATAACTCCCTCCAATGCTCTACATCTCCCTCCTCGTCGCCGTCGCCATCGCCGCCTTCTTCGCCGGCGCCCACAACGCCAAGCGCGCCGCCGCCCTCAAGCAGGCCGCCAAGGACGCCTCCAAGGCCGTCGGCAAGTAATCGACACGTTCCCGGCGATGCGTCGACTCGCGGCCATTCTATCGACGTGTCTCGCCCTCTCGGGCTGTTCCTGGTTCTCGCGATCCGTCGCCCCCAGCCCCGAGTCCGTCCTCGACTCGCTGACCCCGCCGACCGCCCCCGCCGCAGTCCCGGCGCCCGCCCTCGCCGACTGGCCGGCAATCCCCCCTCTGGCCTCCGCCTCATCCTTCCTCGAGGCCGCCGCCAAGGCCAAGGACAAGGCCGAGTTCGACCGCGCCGTCGAGCTGGCCCGCGAGTCAGCCCGCCTCGCCAAGGAGGAGCGCGACGCCGCAGCCAACCGCGCCCGCCTCGCCGCGTCCGTCGCCGAGGTCTCCCGGCTGGCATCCTGGGCCATGGGCCTCGGCTTCGCCATCTTCCTCGGCTCCTCCGTCCCATTCCTCGCGCCTTGGCTCGGCTCGCTCCGCAAGGCCGCCGGCCTCACCGTGGCCCTCGGCGCCGCCGTGGCTACCCTCGCCCCTTGGCTCGCCGACTTCCTCGGCCACGAGAAGGTCTTGCTCGCCGGGTACGCCGCCTTCGCCATCCTCGCCGTCTCGGCCTCCATCGCCGCCGGATGGTACATCCTTGACGCCGTCCGCGACGCGGCCCGAAAGTCCCGCTGACATGGCCCGCGCCCGCATCATCTACAAGCGCCTCGGCAAGCGGCCCCCCTCGCACGCCCGCAAGAACGGCACCTGCTTCGGCGAGTGGAAGGGCGACGTCGACTTCCGCCCCGCCGGCGGCACGATCTACATCGACCCCCGCCAGCCCGAGCACGAGCTGCTCGACACCGCCGTCCACGAGCTCCTTCACGACGCCGCCCCCTACCTCGAGGAATACGCCGTCGAGGTCTACGGCTCGCACATCGCGGACGCGCTATGGAAGATGGGCTGGAGACTCACCAAGCAACCCCAGGTCAAGAAGCCTTCCCGCAAATGAGCGCCGCCATCCCGCCTCCCGAACCCTCCCCCCTCTGGATTGACGCGGCCGTCTCCGGCGCCCTCGGCCTAGGCGCCGCCATCGCCCGGCACCTGCTCGCCACCGAGCGCCACTCCTGGGGCTGCCTCCTTCGCCGACTCACCGTGGCCTCGTTCACCGCGACGCTGGTCGGCCTGGGCGTCTCCGATCTCATCGACTCCGAGGGACTGCGCTTCGCCTCCGCCGGCGCCGCCGCCTTCGCCGCCCCCGAGGTCTTGGATTACCTGCTGGCCTACATCCGCAAGAAGGGCCAAAAGGCCGTGGACGCGGCTTGAAAGGTATCTCGGCCTAGGCTGGCAACCAAAGCCGCCTCCAGAGGCCAGCCAAGGGGGTCTAATGGCCTGTCCTGCGGCTAGCCTTGGGAGGGTATCCACCCCCGTTTCCTAGGGGGTCAAATAAGTTTAAGAAAGGGGCTTGACGGAGGGAGGGGAATGGGTAAAGTCCTTTGTACTGCCAACCAACATGAACACCGAAACACCCGCCGTCTCCAACGCCCGCATCGCCATCCTCGCCGCCTCCGACGAGCTGAAGTCCGTCCAATCCGGCATCCGCTTCGCCAAGGCCAACCCCGCCGAGGTCACCAAGGAGGAGGTCGAGTCCATGCTCGCACGATCCGCCACCCTCACCGCCCGCATCGATGCCTTGATGAAGACCTACGACAAGGCCGTCCGCAACGCCGAGTCCCGCTGAACCTTCCCACCATGCCCGACCCAACCCACAAGCCCATGACCACCCAATCCGAAGAACTGCGAGCCCTGCTCGACGCCCAGCGCCCGACGCCCCGCTGGCTGTACCGCCTGCGCCGCTGGCTGCGCGGCCTCTTCGCCGTTGCCCTCCTCGCCGCCGCGTCCCCCACCGAGGCCGCCGCCTACTGCCCCGACCGGCTCATCCCCGCCCTGTCCAAGGTCGAGTCCAACGGCAACCCGCGCGCCGTCGGCGACAACGGCAAGGCCCTCGGCGAGCTGCAGATCTGGTCTGTCGTCGTCCAGGATGTGAACCGCGTGCACCGCACCCGCTACGTCCACGCCGACGCCTTCGACCCCGCCAAGGCCCGCGACATTTGCCGCCGCTACCTCGCCATCTACTGCACCCCGAAGCGCCTCGGCCGGGCCCCCACGATGGAGGACGCCGGCCGAATCTGGAACGGCGGCCCTAACGGCCACAGAAAGTCCGCAACCGAAAAGTATTGGCAGAAGGTCTCCAAAGCCCTTTGATGCAAGTCCCTGCCACCATGAGCGAGCGCATCCGCCACCACATAGGCATCGACCCCGGCAAGACCGGCGGCATCGCCTGGTCGTCCCCGCTCGGCGACCTGTCCGCGCCCCTGCCGGCCACGCTCGGCGACCTCCGCGAGATGGTCTTCGACATCCTGGGCAGCCAAGGCTTCTTCCACGCGATCGCCGACACGGTCTGCCACCTCGAGGCGCCTCCCAAGTTCGTCAAGGCCATCCCCGGCTCAAAGGTCTTCGTGATGGCACAATCGTTCGGCCGCATCGAGGGCGTCCTCGCCGCCTTCAAGGTTCCCACCGTCACCGTCACCCCGCAGCAATGGCAGAAGGCCCACGGCCTCGGCACCAGGGGCGACATGACGACGACGCAATGGAAGAACAAGCTCAAGGCCCGGGCGCAGTCCCTCTACCCCGAGGAGAAGGTCACGCTCGCCACCGCCGACGCGCTCCTCATCTACAACGCCGCCCAGCACCGGCTCATCTGATTCCCATGGACTACACCGACCCCGCCGACCGCCGCCTTCGAGACGAGCCGACCGTCCCCCTCTCCCCCGAGGAGGTTCAGATCGCCGTCTACCAAAACCACGCCGACGTCATGAAGCAGCTCTTCGGCTTCCTCAACTCCCCCTCCAACCCTACCACCAATGAAAAAGAAACTCCCGACTCCCTCAACTGAAGTGACGCCCCCCGCGGCCGCCCGCAAGGCCTACGTCCTGCTGCCCGACGGCACGCCGGCCCGGCGCCTCAAGCCCACCGTCCAGGGCGAGCGCCGCTACTGGAACCTCGCCCTCGAGCGCGACGGCAAGACCAAGCGCATCCCCGAGCACCGCATCGCCGACTACTGCGAGCTGCTCGATGGCGTCGACTACCCCTCCAACCCCAACGCCTAAACCGACATGAGCAAGACCAGCCCGCCCGCCACCCTCCACGGCGCCTTCGCCCTCGCCCTCGCCGAGATGACCTCCCCGAAGGCGAACAAGATGAACCCGGCGTTCAAGTCGAAGTACGCGACCCTAGACGCCATCCTCGACCACGTCCGCCCCATCCTCGCCAGGCACGGCCTCGCCCTCACGCAGTCCGTCCACTCCGAGGAGGGCCGCGTCGGCGTCTGCACCCGCGTCGTCGGCCCCGACGGCTTTCTCGACCTCGGCTCGATCACCGTGGCCACCAAGCCCGAGACGACCGCCCAGCAGGTCGGGGGCATCCTCACCTACCTCCGCCGTCAGTCCATCCAGGCGTCCCTCGGCATCGCCACCGACCTCGACGACGACGGCGACCTCGCCTCGCAGACCGCCGCCCCCGCCGGCCGCACCTGGACTCCCCGCGCATGAGCCCCCGCTACTCCATCTGGGTCAGCCTCGACAAGGCCAAGAACGAGACGCGTTATCTGTTCAAGGATAACTGCGAGGATGCCAAGCGAGAGCGCAAGGGAGCAAACTTTGGCGTCGGCATCCCCTTGCTATACAAGGACGGCTTCTTCTCCATGCGCGACCCGCACGACGCCATCATCTTCTGCAACTACCTCAACGAGGAGGAAGGGGGCGCCAAATGAGCAAGCAAGCCATCACCCCCCGCGACTTCCCGAAGCCCAAGGTGCTCGGGCTCGCCGTCCACAACGCCCGCAAGGCCATCAACACGGCCAAGCACGACAGGGAGGACTTCCCCGAGAGTTCCTACGCCGTGTTCCCCGAGCTCGCCCCCTACTCCCTCTGGACGGTCGACGGCAACTGCGACGTCCGCATCGTCGCCACGGCCCCCACCGCCGCCGACTTCGCCCCGCTGGTCAAGAAGTCCAACCTCCAGGCGCTCGTCCTCAAGTACAAGCCGATCGGGTTCCTCCGGGCGAAGGCTCCCTGGGGCAAGGGCAAGGACTACGACATCGACGCCATCGAGGCGCCGCTCCCCAAGCCCTTCGCGGCGCTCAAGGAAGGAGGCCGCAGGTGAGCCACCCCAAGCGATACGATGTCGGAATGAAGGAGCAAAGGTGCGATAGGACAGGATTTTGCGCATCCTTTCCGTGGGTCTATCCATCCGATGATGGAATGTATGTCTTGCACGCCGACTACGCCGCCCTCCAAGCCGAGAACGACCGGCTCCGCAAGGCGGGGGATGCGATGGAAAATGAGTTGTTCCGTGTTATTCTTATGGAACTTCCCGGACTTGAAAAAGAGGACATCAACAACCAATACATCGCCGATTGGCGAGCCGCCAAGGGGGTGCAGCCGTGAGCTCGTCCATCCCCGACCCGATCCCGGACGACGCCACGCCCGAGCAGCTCCGGCACTACGTCAACTACTGGCGGCTGGAGGCCCAAGGATACGCCGTCCGCTGGAACCTCGCCATGCAGTACGGCGACAACCTCAAGGCAGAGAACGAGCGCCTGTCCCAGGCTTACAAGGAGGCCCTCGCCCTGCTACGCACCTACGTCCGGGACGACGAGGAAGAGAAATAAACTTGCCACGCATCCAGCCCTTTCTTACAACCCCTTTATGACCCAGCCCGCCACCCCCGACGACGGCCTCAACTACGAGGCCCTGTCCCGCGCCAAGTCCGCCCTCGCCCGACTCGAGCAGATCCGCAGCGCCATCCCCGCCGACGCCGACATCGACGCCATGTACCGCGCGCTCGACAAGGCCTGCCTCGCCCTCCAGCCGGCGAGCATCACCGCCGCCATCCGCGACGACTCGGCCTTCCACATCACAGCCCGGCTCGACCTGGTCATCGCCAACATCCACGACCTCGAGGCCGCGACCGCCCTCCTCGCCGAGCTAGCCGAGAAGCTGCGACTCGACTGCCGCGACATCCAGAACGCGGTCGAGATGCCCTCCGACGGCGACCTCTGATTTCACCCCCAACACCCGACACACCATGACCCGCACCAAATACGAGGCCCTGCCCGGCCTGTCCTACTCCGGCCTGAAGGAGTTGCTGCGCTCCCCCGCGCATTACAACCACTGGCTCAACAACCCCCGCGAGGAGACGAAGGCCCTCCGCCTCGGCAAGGCCGCCCACGCCGCCTTCCTCACCCCCGACATCTGGGCGAGCACCTACAAGTCCCTGCCCGAGACCCTCGACCGCCGCACCAAGGACGGCAAGGCCACCTACGAGGCCATCCTCGCCAGCATGAAGCCCGGCGACACCCTCCTGTCGTTCGACGAGTACGAGCTCGCGACCGAGATCGCGCAGGCCGCCTCCCGCATCGCCGACAACCTCATCTACCGAACCGGCGCTTGGGTCGAGCGCGTCCTGCAGGGCAATGATAAGTTTACTCTAATCAAGGGCATCCCCGACCTCATCGACTCCGAGGGCTGGATCTACGACCTCAAGACCACCGACGACGCCTCCGAGCGCGCCGCCGTCCGCACCATCCTCAACTACGGCTACCACCTCCAGGCCGCCCACTACATCCGCCTCGCCCATTGCAACCGCTCCGACATCCGCGGCTTCCGGCTGGTGATGGTCGAGAAGGAGGCCCCGCACCAGGGAGCCGTCTACGAGATCAGCGGCGACTTGCTCGACCTAGGCCGCAAGGAGACCGAGCGCGCCTATTCCATCTACGACCGATGCGTGGCCTCCGGCGAGTGGCCCGGCTACTCCGAGGCCGGCAACGTCATCACCCTCTCCGACCTGCCCGGCTCCAAGGCCAAGGCCGGCGCCACCTCCCTCACCTTCTGACCCAACCCACACCATGAACAACACACCCGAAGACCGCGCCCCCCTCAACTTCAACCCCGCCGACGGAACCTACACGTTCCGCATCGGCAAGCTCAAGGAGACCGACGTCAAGCGTTCCGCCAAGGGGACGCCGATGGTCAAGGTCGCCCTCATCAGCGACTGCGGCGCCTACGTCAAGACCACCCTCTTCGTCACCCCGAAGTCCATCGGCCGAGCCCTCGACCTCATCGAGCAGGCCACCGGCACCCGCCCCGACTCGACCGCCATCAAGGACGAGTTCAACCTCGCCGACGCCGTGGCCGCCGCCCAGGGCAAATTCGTCAAGGCCGACATCAAGAAGGGCGAGCCCCGCGAGTGGAACGGCAAGGTCTACACCGACTACGAGGTCGGCAACTTCAAGGCCCCCTTCTGACCAGCCCGCCGCCATGCACCCCGTCACCTTTGTCTTCATCGGGCTAATCCTCGGCTCCCTCATCACCCTAGCCGTCCTCGCCATCATCGAGGAACGCCGATGAGCTCGCAGTTCACCAAGGAGGAGGCCATCCTCCTCGCCAAGGCCCTCGCGAGGGCGCAGGAAAACATCGACCAGCTCGAGGATTTGCTCGAGACCACCCGCAAGTCTAGGGACAACTACCGCGACTACTGGCTGGAGGAGTGCGAGAAGACCAAGGCGCTCGAGGAGATGCGCGACGCGGTCGACAAGGTCATGATCACCGAGGGCGAGCCCCTCAAGCCCAGCGACCTCGAATGAAGACCCCGACCGTCATCCTTGTCACCGGCTACGCCCGCGCCGGCAAGGACACCTTCGCCCAGGCCGTCCTCGACCTCGTCCCCGGCGCCCGCAAGGTCGCCTTCGCCGACTCCCTCAAGAACGCCGGCAACCTGTTCCTGGAGCGACTCGGCCTCCACGCCAAGGCCGACCTCCGCAGCGAGGCCGACAAGGTGCGCTTCCGCGACTTCCTCGTCGCAGCCGGGAAGATGGCCCGAGCCCTCGAGCCCAGCGTCTTCGCGGACAACGCAGCATTCGACGCCAAGATGGCCCTAATCGCCGGCCGCGTCGTCGTCATGCCCGACTGGCGCTACCGCAACGAGCTCGAGGCCGTGCAGACCGTCTGCGCACCCTACCGCATCGTCACCGTCAAGCTGCACCGATTCGACTCCGGCCCCGCCAACGACGAGGAGTACCTCCACATGAGGGAGATCGAGTCCCTCTGCCGCCTCGACCGCGAGGCCGCTTTCAAGTCCGGCGAGACCGGGCGCATCAAGGACTTCGCCCTCGATGTCGTCGCCGACATACCGGAACTCCAGCACGGCTGACGATGGCCCGCATCAAGAACGCGGAGGCCGAGGAGAGGCTGGCAAGGTGTCTAACCTATCTCTCGCAGGGGATGGGCGTCCGCGAGATCAGCGAGCGCGAGGGGCTCAAGCGCGTCACCCTGCACCGCTTCCTATTCCGTCACGGCGCCATCAAGACCGGCTCCAAGGACAGGGCCCGCCGCATCCAGGCCGCCGCCGACAACTGGGGCAAGGAGCGCCTCGATCCCTCCAACCTCACCCGCGAGCAGCTCGACCACGCGAGCCGCGTCGGCATCACCCCCGGCCGCTACGCCTGGCTGCTCACCTGTCCCAAGGGCGGCAACGCGCACGGCTGGAAGGGCGGCGCCTCCATAGGATAAGACCTAGACCTATGAAACCCGAGACCCGCGTCGTCGTCATGGGCGACAACCACGGCAACCACGCCGACCCCGACACCCTCAAGGCCGTCCTCGCCTTCTGCAGGGACTTCAAGCCCCAGTTCCGCGTCCACCTTGGCGACAACTGGGACTTCGCCGCGCTCCGCAAGGGAGTAGGCAAGGACGACCGCGAGGCATCCTGGGCCGCGCTGAAGGAGGACATCGAGGCCGGCTGCGAGTGGCTGGCCGCCTACCGCCCGACCCACTTCCTCATGGGCAACCACGAGCACCGCGTCCGCGACCTCATCCACGGCACCGACTCCATCACCCGCCTCGAGGCCCTCCAGGACATCGACGGCAAGATGCGCAGGGCCATCCGGCAGTCGGGCTGCAAGGTCGTCCGCGAGTACACGGTCAACGCCAACTACATCGACCTCGGCCCGGTCACCTTCACCCACGGCTTCTTTCACGGCAACGACGCGATCGTGAAGACCGCGCACCGCTTCAACTCGGGCCCCGGCCGCGCCGTCGTCATGGGCCACCTCCACCGCGCCGAGCAGCACAACCTGGAGCGACGCGGAGGGGGCGCCGTCTGGATCTGCGGATGCGCCTGCGACCTTTCCCTCCAGTACGCCGAGCGCCGCCCCTCCACCCTCCGCTGGCAAAACTCCTTCATGGCCTTCCGCATCGTCGGCGAGGACTACATCGGCCGCCAAGCCCACCGCTTCGCCGGCAAGTGGGTGATGCCCTTCAGCTCATGAACAAGACCATAAAGTTAAAGCCGCTGACGAGGATGCCAAGCCCAACGGCCAAGGAAAAACGCTGGATGCAGTCCGTCACATCTATCTTGGCTAGCGGAGAGATAACCTTCAACCCGAGGCACTACTCGCTCACGATTGACAAGGACGGATGGTTCACGGCCAAGCCTAGGAGGAAGGTTAAATGAACCGCCGATCATCGCAGACCGCCCGCGACCTCGCCGAGTCCGTCTCGCGCTTCCTCGCCTCCTTCGAGGCCGACAAGGTGCCGCCAGGCTGGTACACCACCCTCACGATGGCCCCGCTCCTCGGCATCAAGGACAGGCAGGCTTACAACATCGCCGCCCGCTTCGTCGCCGCCGGCCAGGCCGAGAAGAAAAACTTCCGCATCAAGGTCGGCTGCTACATCCGCCCCGTCCCGCATTACCGCTTCACCACCGCCGCCGCCAAGGCCCTTGGCTTGACCAAACCCCGACGCTAGACCACAACGCCCGAATGGAACAGCCTGCCAACCAGTCACTCGACATCCGGCTCGAGGCCGAAAGAATCGTCATCGGCAACGCCTTCCACGACGCCGATTGGCTAGCCGTCGCCGCCAAGGACGCCCAGCCCGACCTCTTCCTCGAGCCCCGCCACCGCATCGTCTGGCGAGCGATCCGCGAGACCCACCGCCCAGGACAGCCCGCCGACGAGGTCGCCGTCATGGCCTTCCTCCAGCAAGAGGGAGCGCTCGAGCAGGTCGGTGGCTACGCCTCCATCGCCGAGTTCCCCAACTCCCTCCTCGGCCCCGCCCCCTTCGCAACCCGCCACCTCGAGTCTTTCAAGGAGGACGCCCGCAAGCGCAAGGTCGTCGACGCCATGCAGCGGCTCGCGGGCATGGCCCACGTCCTCAACGCCTCCGAGATGGCCGACGAGGCCCGCCGCATCGCCTCCCTCGCCGAGCCCGACCGCAAGCCCGGCGACAACGGCCCAGCCCGCTTCGACTTCGCCGACCTCCTCGCCTTCGACCGCGACTCCGACCCGACCACCGTCCTCGGCAACCGCTGGCTGTGCCGCGGCGGCTCCTGCCTCCTCGTCGCCCAGACCGGCGCCGGCAAGTCCGCCCTCACCACCCAAGCCGCGATGACCTGGGCGCTCGGCCGCGACTTCTTCGGCATCCGCCCCAAGCGCGGCGCCCTGCGCTCCCTCGTCATCCAGTCCGAGAACGACCTAGGCGACGTCGCCGAGTCCGTCCAGGGCACCCTAGCCGGCATGGGCATTGCTGCATCCTCGGGGCTGGCCACCGAGATCGGCTCCCGCGTCGCCTTCTACCGCGAGGCCGTCCGCACGGGGGAGGACTTCGGGAAGCTCCTTCGCGAGCTCATCCTAGCCCACCAGGCCGACCTCGTCTTCATCGACCCGCTCCTCGGCTTCGCCGGCATCGATATCGCCGACCAGGAGGCCGCCAGCCATTTCCTGCGGCACATCCTCCAGCCCGTGCTGACCGAGACCGGGGTCGTCCTGTTCTCAATCCACCACACCACCAAGCCCAAGCCCAAGGCCGAGCAGGCCGGCAGCACCTCGGGCGACCTGTCCTACCTAGGCGCGGGCTCCGCCGAGCTCGCCAACTGGCATCGGGCCGTCATGGTCTTGCAACGCGATCAGACTCCCGAAGGCCAGCCCGAACAGCCTCACTTCACCCTCCGACTCGCCAAGCGCGGGGGCCGCGCCGGCCTCAAGGACGCCGTCGGCGACTTCACCACCACCATCCCCCTCCGCCACGCCCGCGAGCCGGGGGTCATCCGCTGGGAACGCCGAACCGAGACCCCATCGGAACCCACAACCCCCTTTTAATCGCCCGCAAATGCCCCTAGGAGGCGTTTTGATGCCCCAGCCTATGCCACCCCCTAGGCCGACCAATCAAAAGGCCGCAGAAAGCCTCCTGCTCAATCTTCAAATCCCTTGAACACCCTGCCAGCCATGACCACCGAAAACCGCCCGTTCCGAGCCAGTACAAACAGCCAGTACAAACGAAGAGGAGTAGCCCCCCCTTTAGGGGGGGGCAATACTCCTAGGGCCTACGCTACCGCCCCTACGGGCGGGCTCGGCCCTCTCCTGCGGAGCTGGGGAATGCTATGAAAAGGAAAGGGAAGATGGGTCGGTTCTGGCAACGTCGCCGGGCCGCCATAGCCAACGCGCTACATTGGAAAGCCAGGTGGGCCGACCGCAGGGAACGCTGGGCAACCGATCCGGCAGCCGAGGCCCGGGAGAAAGAGGCAATCTTCCGAACGATAAAACAGCGGGCCAAGGACACGAGGAGCAAGGTTTTCGACTGGGCGCAGCAGCTCCCGGACAGGATACACTCCAAAGACCTCCAGGGCTTGCTAGCCAACCAGCTCGAGAGACTCGGGAATCCCTCGCTGGCGAGGAAGGGGAAGGCGTGCACGGTCGGCGCCTTCCGGGTCGCCCTCATCCGGCACAAGGTCATCACCTTCGACGCGGCGACCTTAACGTGGTCTGTTGCAAAGCGCTGACCGATGCGTATCCTGTTTTTCCATGTCGGCCAAGTACTTCGACGACTCCGAGAACGGCAGCCAGGCGTACCGCCGCGAGCACGCCGAGGCCGCCATCGTCGACGCCTCGCAAACCCTAGATAATCTCGGGCTCCAGTACGTCATCTACGTCCGCACCGGCCCGACCACTTTCGCCCGCAAGCTGCGCTTCGGAACCGGCAAGGCGATGGTGCACGGCCTCTGGTTCGTCGTCACCGACCTCGTCGACATGATGCGCGAGATAGCCTATTTCACAGGCGACGCCGTCGACCAAAACGGGGGGCTTGAGGATTGATGAGCTTCGGTGGCAAGGCAAGGCGCGAGGAGGCCCGCAGATCGCAGAAGCGGGAGAACCTGTCGACGCTCAAGAGGCAGAAGGCCAGCCACGTCGAGAGCGCCGACTGGGAGGCCAAGGCGCAGAGGGATTTCGACAAGTGGTTCTTCTCCCTTTCCAAGACATCCCAGGATGCCATGCGGAAGCAGGGCGTCATTCCCTACCGAGAGATGCCTGACCCTCGCCGCAAGCTGGCGCCCTTGTTCGAGCGCTCATCCAAGTTCGTCACCCAGGACAACAACAACCACGAGGAGCAGTCGCAGTTCATCTCGAGGGAGCGTGTCGTCGATGTGGTTAAGGCGATACTCAGGTCGATGTCCACATCATCGTCTCCCGAGGTCAGGCTACACTTCGAGCTGGTGAGGATGGCGCTGAGGATGGACGACGCGATGCGCGGCGAGGATCTCGGCCGTCTCTACAACCTAGGCCGCGCCGGCATCAACTACCGGGTCCAGCAGATGCGCGAAATAATCGGCACATCACTCGCCGACCTGCTGAATCCTGAAAAAACGCAGAAAAACACGGGTTTTCACGCCGAGACCGTGGAAAAACGGCCAAAAAGGAATCTTTTTGAGGGTGGGGGGGTCAAACGCGTGGTCCCCCACTGCGACAAGAAATCGCAATTCATAAAATCCCGTTCTACCCGTTGATGAAACACCTACGCCCAGCTATGGCCCTAAGTCGGCAAGACCTAGCCGAATACAAAAGGAATAGGGACGCCGCTATCATCGAGGCGTTCAAGTCCAACCCGAGTCCGACCGAGACAGTCAAAGCACTTGGCAACTTGTACAGTCGCGAAGTTGTGCGAAGGGTTGCAGTGGTTGCGGGTCTTTGGAATCCCACGAAACGAGAGGCTCGTCAGATTCAGCGCACAAAGCACGTCGACTACACCAAGTCACTTTACAATAAATACTCCAAGCTCCATGCCAACGAAACCCAGTTTCAGAAACACATTGGTTTGTTGATTAAAGAACTCGGCATTGATTTTGAGTCCGAGGTCCAAGTCCCAGGCTTCCAGGGCCGGGCTGACTTCGTGGGCGCAGACTTTGTAATCGAGGCAAAGAACACAGTCTGCAATGAAGACATTTGCCGCGGCCTAGGTCAATGCATCGTCTACCGAGCCTGCTTCCCCGGCAAGCGTGTAGCCCTTGTCTATCCCGAGGACCTAGATCACAGGCCGTCCTTCTCGCGCATCTTCGCCGACAACGGCATCTCAATCATGCCTGTCGCGCACCTTGCCAAATGGTTGCTCTGAAGGACATCGCCAAGGCCCTCGGCGTCACTCCACAGCGCGTGACGGCCCTTGTGCGCCAGGGGATGCCGACAGGCTCCATCGAGGAGGCCATCAAGTGGCGAGAGGAAAGACAGGCAGTTAGCTCGGCGCCTCTCCCCAGCCGGCTGGACTCGCTGGACGACGGCACGCTCGCGTCGACGATCGGGCGGCACCGTCAGCTTGTGGCGACCGCGCAGGGCGTCTGGGAGTCCGCGATGGCCGGCGGCGACCCCAACCAGGGGAAGTACCAGACGGCCTACAACCAATCGCTCAAGACACTCATCAATCTCGAGGAGGAGCAGGAGCGCCGGGCGGTGGCGGCCAAGGATTTCATCAAGCGCGAGGTGGCCGAGGCCAGCGTGCGGGAGTTCGCCGCCGAGGTCTTGACGCGGCTGGACAAGGTCGCGCTGGAGGTCGCCGAGAAGGCCAACCCCGACAATCCGGCGGTCGCCGCGAAGGCCCTCGAGGCTTGGGTGCGTTCCGTCCGCCTAGACCTGTCCCGCGATGCGTAGAAAGAAGCCCGCCAAACCACGCAAGGCCATGCCGCCTCCCGGCAAGCGGCACGCCGACAAGCGCCGCAAGATTATGCAGGCCGAGATAAACAAGGCCGTCCGCGACATACTTCGTCGGATAGACATGACGGACAGCTGCTGGGACGACGACTACAATGTCTGACCCCGACCTCATCCGGCTCGGGCGCTCGATGCTGGCGCCGACCGACTCTGGGGACGTGGTCGAGTGGTGCCAGGACAACATCCTGTCCATCCCCGACTCGCCTATGCCGGGGCCGTTCCGGGCGGAGAGGACGCCGTGGATTGGCGAGGCGCTTCGGATCTGCGTCGACCCCGAGGTGCGGCTTGTCACCGTCCTCGCCAGCATCCAAAGCGGCAAGACCCTGCTGGCCCGTCTGGTCTCGTGCCACATCGCGGGACGCGCGCCCGGCCCGACGCTCATTCTTCAGGACAACGACCAGAACGCTAGGGACTTCAACCTAACGGCCCTTCGCCCGCTGTGGGACAACTGCCCGGCGGTGAAGGAGAGGATGGTTCCCGACATGGACAGGTCGAGCACGATACAGTTCCACGGCATGACGGCCTGGGTGCTCGGCGCCCACAACGAGAAGAACCTGCAGCGGCGGGCCATCCGCTGGCTCATCGGCGACGAGTGTTGGCTATGGCCGAAGGGCCACATGGGCGAGGCGTCGGCGCGCGTCACCGCCTTCGGCTGGATGGGGAAGAGGCTGTTCATGTCGCAGGGCGGGATAGTCGGCGACGACTTCGACGTCCTTCACCGTTCGACCGACCAGAGGGATTGGAACTTCCGATGCCCAAAATGCGACCATCTCCAGCCGTGGCTCTGGGAGCAGATCCGATTCCCCGAGGACGCGAAGACCTCGACCGGCTGGGACAAGCCCAAGGTCGCCGCCGGCACGACCTACGAGTGCGCCAAGTGCGGCGAGAGGCTGCCGGACTCGGCCGGCACGAGGGCGGCGTGCAACGCCAAGGGGGAGTTCGTGGCCACGGCGCCGGCCACGCGGTCGGGCTACGTCGGGCTGCATTGGAACTCGCTCGCCTCGATGTCCTGGGGCGACCTCGGCGTGATGATGCTGGAGGCCAGCGAGGCGGCGGACATCTACGGAGACGAGAGCCCGCGGCGCATCTTCAAGCAGAAGCGGCTGGCGATGCCATGGGCCGAGGAAGGCGGCGCGATGGTCGCCGACGCCAAGGCGAGCGACTACAAGCTGTCCGACCCTTGGGACGGCGAGGCCCGGCTCGACCCGAAGGGGAAGCTCACGCGGGACGAGAAGGGCATCAGGTTCCGCACGATGGGAGTCGACGTGCAGCGCGGCCACTTCTGGGCGGTCATCCGTTCCTGGGGCGAGAAGGGTCAAAGTCGGCTGCGCTGGTTCGGTCGGGTAGAGACTTGGCAGGAGCTGGACGCCTTGGCCGTCACCCACCAAGTCCACCAAGGTCTCGTCCTAGTCGACTCCGGCGACCAGACGCAGGTCGTCTACGCCGAGTGCGCGAAGCGCGACTGGAAGGTCGCCAAGGGCTCGGGGCAGGAGGATTTCGCAATCGGCCAGAACAAGCGCCGCTTCTACTCCGTCACGCAGGCCGTCCTTGTCCCAGGGCAGCGCAACCGCGCGCGCCTCATCTCCTACTCCAACCTTGCGCTGAAGGACATCCTGCACGGCCTGCGGGTGCGCCGGCTTCACACCTTCGGCATCGACGCGCCGACGGACTACACCGAGCAGATGGACGCCGAGGTGCGGGTGAAGGACAGGCGGACGGGCAAGCCGATGTGGATCCTGCCGCAAGGCAAGCGGGACAACCACGCGCTTGACTGCGAGTGCCTTGCCGCGCTCCTGGCAATCCGCTGGGGGCTGGTCGGCTCGCAGGCCGGCGAGGCTTCGCCCGACATTGTCGCCGTTGACTCGCAATGATTATTCGTTTCATTCACCCGCAAGGTTTCCCTCCGGTTGGTGTGCATGGCTGGCAGGCTGGCAATCGGGGCCGGAGGGGAACCCCAGTTTGACGGTGCGGCAACTTTAGAGACAAATGGCTACCGCATCCGGCATCTTCATCGGGCTTTCCGAGTCCGACATCCTCGCCATCCGCGACAAGGCGGTCGCCATGTTGAAGGAGGGCAAGACCATCATGAGCTACTCGGACACGGGAACGAGCGTGAACAAGCAGTTCGTGATGCCCGTCCGCGAGGTGCTGGCCGAGTGCAAGATGGCGCTCCAGCAGCTCGACCCCGCGACCTACGGCTCCCGCGTCACCGTCATCCGCACGGACTGGCGCCAGTTCGACGGCTTCTGATTTATGCCCCGCAAGCCCGCAATCAAGGTTCCCGTCCCGAAGGCCAAGGCCGCGAAGGCCCCGAAGGCCAAGGGCTACAACGGCGGCGTCGGCGCCGGCTACGAGTCGACGCGCTACACGGGCCGCCGCTCGTTCCTCTGGCTTTCCCCGGCCCAGGACCAGCGCCGCGACCTCACGCCGCAGAAGCGCAGCGAGATGCTGAAGAAGCTCCGCTGGGGCGAGCGCAACTCCGGGATGGTTCGCCAGATCGTCGGCGACCTAGTCCTTTACACCGTCGGCGACGGCTTCCGGGCGCAGGCCCACTCGGCCGACCCCGCCTGGAACACGGCCGCCGAGGCTTACTTCGCCGAGTGGTCGCGCCGCTGCGACATCACCGGCCGATTCTCGTTCAACGACCTCCTCCGCATCTCCGAGCGCCGCTGGGTTCTGGACGGCGACTTCTTCTTGGCCAAGGTTCGAAACGGAACCGGCGCCGCCAAGCTGCAAGGCATCGAGGCCCACCGCGTCGGCGACCCCGAAGGGCAGGTTCCCGAGCGGATGCACGACGGCATCCTGTTCGGCGCGTACGGCGAGGTGCAGGCGTACAACGTCTACCGCAGCGACGGCTCCTCGCGACTCATTCTGGCCAACGCCATGATGCAGGTCTACGACCCCGAGTACGTCTCCGGGGCCCGCGGTCTGCCCCTGCTCCAGCACAGCCTTAACGACATCCAGGACGAGATGGAGATCCTCGCCCTCGAGAAGTCGGCGGTCAAGGACGCCGCCGAGATTACCCGCGTCCTCAAGAAAGCCGGCGGCGAGTTCGGCCCCGACTTGGCCTCCGAGCTGGCGTCCAACCCGCAGGCCGCGGACGCGCTGGGCGTCGGTCTGGGCGGCAAGTTCCTCGCGCTAGAGCCCGGCGAGGACTTGGTTTCCTTCCAGAGCAACCGCCCCTCGCCGACCTTCAACGGCTTCCTCGAGGCCATCCAGCGGGACATCGCCCGCGGCATCCTGCCCTACGAGTTCACGAACGACCCGTCCAAGATTGGCGGCGCCGTCGTCCGCCTTGTCGTCGCCAAGATGGACAGGGTCGCCAGCCGTCACCAGCAGATCCTCATCGACCAGATCTGCAACCCGACCTGGGGCTACGTCATCGGCGACGCCATCGCCAAGGGCGAGCTGCCCGACATCGACGGCTGGAACAAGTCGTCCTGGACGACCCCTAAGCGGGTCACGGTTGACGCCGGCCGCGAGGCCGCGCAAGACAGGGCCGACCTTGAGGCCGGTCTCAAGTCGATGTCCGAGCTCTACTCCGAGCGCGGAATGGACTTCAAGGAAGAGATGACACGACGCGCCGATGACATGGCGTTTATCCTCGAGACTAGTAAGCGCACGGGCGTTCCTGTCTGGATGCTGTACAAGCCTGGCTTCAACTGGCTTCAGCAGGGCATGAAGCAGACCGAAGGCGATCCCAACGCGTTCGCCGAGCAGACCGATGTCGACGCCCCTCCTTTCCAACCTTAATACCATGCGCTTCCTCACCAACGCTCTCAAGGGCCGCGAGCCCCTTCTCATCGACCCGTCCCGCGCCGCCGACCACGCCGAGGTCGCCGCCAACGCCGGCCTCTTCGAGGAGACCCTCAAGATGGTCTTTGGCAACAAGCCTGAGTCCTACAAGGTCGGCCGCGTCGGCATCGTCCCCCTCAAGGGCGTCATCGGCAAGGGGCTGACCCGCCTCGAGTCCATGACCGGCGGCGTCGACTTGGACGAGTTCACCACGGCCCTCGAGCTGATGGAGGAGGATGAGGAAGTCTCTGTCATCGTTGTCGACATCTCGTCCCCCGGCGGAACCGTCACCGGCGTCGAGGAGGCCGCGGCCCTGCTGGCCGGCTCCACCAAGCAGACGGTCGCCTACACCGAGACGGAGGCCGCGTCCGCCGCCTACTGGATCGGCAGCGCCGCCGACCGCTTCGTCGCCACGCCCTCGGCCACAGTCGGCAGCATCGGCGTGTACATGGCCATCCCGGATTACTCCAAGGCTTTCGACATGGCCGGCGTCCGCATGGACGTCATCAAGTCCGGCGCGCTCAAGGGCGCCGGCATCCCCGGGACTTCGCTTTCCGACGCCCAGCGGGCCGACCTCCAGGAGCAGGTCAACGCCATCCACGCCGACTTCCGTGCCGCCGTCCGCGCCAAGCGGGCGATGGTCGCCGACGCCGACATGGAGGGACAGGTCTTCTCGGGACGGCAGGCCGCCGGCAAGGGACTCGTCACCGGCCTCGGCACGAGCCTCGCCGCCCTCGTCAACGAGCTGAACGCCTGATGCCCCTCGAGGTCGAGGTTCCCAAGTTCATCCGCGACAACGCGGCGCGTGGGCTTCGCTACCACAAGGAGGGGAAGTCCGGCGACGGCACGACGGACAAGACGATCCGCGAGGCCCGCGACATGGCCGAGGAGGGTCGCATCTCGAAGGACAAGGTTCGCCGCATGGGGCCTTGGTTCGCCCGTCACAAGGTGGACATGGACGCTCCTGCCAACGACCCCTACAACGAGGGCTTCCCCGGCAAGGGCGCGGTCGCCTGGCTGCTATGGGGCGGCTCGACGTCCGGCGACAAGATGGACGCCGCAAAGTGGGCCGAGAGAACCGCCGAAAGACTTGAAAGGGAGGAGGCTTCCTTGACGGGAGATACAACTTTAGAAACTGACATGGACACCATCGAAGCCCGTCTCGCCGCCGCCCTCGAGGGCATCGCGGCCAAGGAAGCCGAAGTCGCCGACGCCCGCGCCACCGCGGAGTCCGTCGTCGCCCAGAACCTCGAGCTCGCCGAGAAGCTGAAGCAGGCCGAGGACAAGCTCGCCGCCATCGAGGCCGAGAAGTCCGAGCTGGCCGCCAAGGTCGAGGCCGCCGCCGAGGCCGCCGTGACCGCCTCCGAGGAGGCCGCCAAGATCGCCGCCTCCGTCGGCGTGGCCCCCGTCGAGACCAACCCCGCGGCCGAGGCGCCGAAGGGGAACATCCTCGAGCAGTACATGGCCCTCACCGGCCACGAGCGCTCCGCCTTCTTCGCCGCGAACCGCAGCGCCATCATGGCCGCCCTTCGCAACTGATTTTCAACCCAACCCTCATCCCCCAATCCTAATCCAAAATGGCTAACTCCATCCAGGCCGCCCCCGCTGTCCTCGCCGACGGCGTGATCGCGTCC